TAAACATACCGGGTATGTTTTCTTCACCTACGTTCTTAATAACAATAAGAGCACTTTCACCTAATGTGTTGTTTTCAACACTCCAGTAAATGTTAGCACCATTCATAGTAGGGCAACAATCTGCAATGTATTTGTTAATATCACGAAGGATCTTAATTTGCCCTTCTATTGCTGTTTGATTGTGCTGCCACTCTGCAACCTGCTCTAATGACGGTAGTTCGAATACTTGAATAGCGGCATTGTTGCCTCCAGTTCCTAGTGCAGGGTCCAGAGCAACGATATACAACATATCGTCCTTGGGCTTTTTATACCAACGTACTTGGCCCATTTTCATTATAGGCTCTACACCCTCCATACCGGCAAGACAGATACTGTTAATCAGTGTTTCATCAAAGATTAAGAATTCGCAGCCGTATTCACGACGGAAACGCTCTTCGCCGATACGTCCAAGTTCTTGTACTTTCCATGCATCATCCCTATCTGGATGTTCCCACCATTCGGCTTTATAACTGTGGAATCCGTTAGCACCTGTGCCGTCGGTCTTTTCGTTGCCAAACTCGTCAAATGTTTTGCAGGCTTCTTTCCAAATAATAGCAAATGTATCTTCGTCACTGTTAGGTGTGCTTGTAATAATAGCACGACCACCAGTTGCTAGTGTTGGCGAAATAGATGTCCAAAACTCGTCTGCAATATTAGGTTGCACGAATGCAAACTCGTCACAGTATAGTAAGGAGATAGACATACCACGACCTGTGTTGCCAGTAGTAGTTGCGGAGACAATACGTGATCCATTATCAAATTCAATACTCCCCTTGTTGTAGTTAGTTACACCACAGCGAATATAGTCAGGACATAATTCATATGCATAACGAATACGTTGCATAATTTCCTGTGCGCCTGTGTATTTGTGTGCGGCAACTAAAATAGTTTGATCAGGATTAAACATAGCATACCACAACAAGTAACCTGCGGCACATGTTGTCTTACCGCTTTGTCGGGGCATCATGTTGATGTTAAAGCGATAACTGTGGTAACTATCCATTAGGCGCAATTGATATTCAAAAGGTTCAAACTTAACCTTGCCCTTAACAGGGTGCTGAATATAAAAGAAATTCTTTGCAAAGTATAGATAACCTAATTCGGGGTCAGCACATTGGGCCAAATCCTGAATTTGATTTTCAGAAAATTTCTCTTGTTTGTGGGCTTTCTTAATAAGAACGCCGTCTAATGTTTTTCCTGCCATAAAATTATTTACCGAAAAAAATAGGCTCCGAAGAGCCTATTTGGCACAATTTAAACAGTGTGCTAACTGCCGACGAATTAACGTGTTTCTTTAATTTGTTTGTATAAAGAAGATAGACTAGACTTGATACCTTCCATACGTTGCATTGGGTTATCACCACCAGCAACTTTAGGATATGTACCCTTTTGTTTGTGTAGATCATCTCCACTTGGAACTGCGGCATCTAAGTCACTGTACGATGGCTCGTCCATTCCTGTGCCAGCAGGACTATTTTTAAGTTCGTCTGCAAGGCCTTTAACATCGTTAGCAACGGCTTGCATTTCTTTCTTGCCTGCAGGCTCTTCACCTGATTTTTCTGGCCCAGCGTCAGAAGCAATCTTAATTAGATCTTTCATGTCGGGCTCTTTAGGTGCTTCTGGCTTGTCCATACCAACTGGCATAGCCATTGGCATTGGTTCAGGACCTTGTCCAACTAGTCCTGGTGCTAGTGCGCCTTCTGCTTTATTCATTAGGTTAAGCAAATCTTTGATTTGATCAATACCTTGTGCGTTTAGATTAACGCTCATTGATACAGGAGGAGTACTAGGAACACTACTGTTCATCATGTCTCCGCATTCATTAACTTGTTTGCTTTCTGACAAGATTGTCAGCATTTTTTTCATGTCCATATTTTTATCCTTTACGGGCTTTAGAGCCAATTGGGCTAATAGATGTGCCTTCTGGCATTTCTGATTGTTTTTCAGTAGGAGCAGAACTTGCTAGGATAGCATCGTTTACACCTTTATACTGCTCGCCCATGTGTTTTTCTTTCATAAGATCTTTTAACATAGACATTTTTTGTTTCTCACCAACTAGATCTTGATTGTCTGCCGGTTGTGGGTCACATTGTCCAATTAAAGGTTTCGCTTGGGCTTCTTTAAAGTTTTCTGCTTCTTGATGGTTAATAGCGGCTTCATTAACACCGCGGACAACTAAGTGTGTCTTAGCACATCCGCACATGTCGCTGATATACTGCTCAAGAACTGGAGGAGTTGTTGGATAGTGAACTTCTAAATCAAACACTGTAACAGATTCATTTTTTAACTGAGGGAAATCAGTTTGATTTTCTTGAATAGGACTGCTTTTTCCTTTGCTTAAATTTGCAATGGAAAATTTAGTCATTGCCGCACGTAGGTCTTCGGCAAATCCGTCCTCAAGTTTACCTGCTACTTTAATTTTAAAAGCATAGGTTTTTTTGCTTTCTGTTAGATAGTCTTTAAATGATTTCATAGTTCAATTCCGATAATGTATTTATTTCATATTGCGCAGTTTTTCCAAGAGGCTATTGCGATCTGTAATAAGCACACCCTCGCCTTGAATTGCACCAGTGCCCTCTGGGTCTTTTCCTTGTGCATCTTGATCTAATTTTGCCTTTTTTAACTGCAATTCGATCATTTTCAATTTCTTGTCAATTTTTGCTGATTTAGCATCTATAGCGTTTTTAAGCATAGTTGATGCTACTTCAAAAACTCTGCTGGAATAGCGTGGTTCAACGTTCATGCCTAAATCCATTAAATCGTCGTAGGCATCTGTAGCACGTTGGGCAAGGGCATCTAATTCGCCATCGCTGATATCCCCTAGACCTTTAACCTGCGGTAGTGCAGAAGCAATTTTATCAATTTCGCCAATTTCACGAAAGAGATTATCTGCTGGCGCGGTAGCCTTAGGATCTAACTTTTTCTTTTTGGTTTCTGCTTTTACTATTTCCTGCGTTTCAGGCAAGTTTAGCAATTCTTCAAGTTTCTTAGTCATAATATTACTTATCGCTTTCCTTTATGGAAAATGTCATTTTCAGAAATTACTCTAAACAGAATACCCTGTCTACTACACCATGCCCTAGCGGCTTCCCATTTGGCCATGTTCTTAATATACGCCGCTTGATTAGTTGGATTGCGCCCTACACGTTCTTTAATTGCTTGTGCCGCAGGTTTTACTTCCCAAACTTCTGCATGTTGCTTGCCATTTTTATCAACGTAATTTACAAAGAAATCAGGAACGTAAATTGTCTGCTTTCCTGTCAACGGACAACGATAGGGAATTTTTACTGCTTCGCTGGCCCACTTGGCGATTGCTGGATTGTTATCGCACATATTCATAACAGCCCATTCCCAACTACTTCGGTATGTAGGTGTACGATTACCTATATACTTGTCAGGATTTTTTAGGGTAAATTTACCTTGTGCAAACTTTGTCATACCAATACATTACGTTTTTCTAATAGTTCGCTAGTATCTTCTTGACGATAACCTAATGTTGAATTTTTTTGTCTGTTGTAGTTTAACACTTCGGCAACAACACTGCTAAGTTGTACTTCAGTTAAACCTTTTAAAGTGTCTAATAATTGAAATATTTCAACGTTGTCAAGTTTAGCCTGTTGTAACAAAACGATGGCTGTAGAATTACTGGCTAAGTCATCAAAGCCGCGTTTTTTAAAAAATCCTACAACAGCATCTATTTCAACGGTTGGAAAACTTATAGGTGCGTTAAAATAATTATTAAAAAATAATTTTACACCGTCGCCGCTGTCTTGATTTTGTTCTACAGGTAAGTTGCTATTTGCCATATTAAGTTTTTATTCCTGAAACAACTTTTTGCGCTAGTGCATTTAATTTTAAATTTCTACCACTAGACATTAAAGTTTGTACTTGACTTTGTGCATTCGGGCCTGCAGGTACTACACCCGAATTAGTTGCCAATGCCACTAGACTATTTAATGCGCCTGGTGTACTATTAACAAGGTTTTGTTGTGATGCAGTTAACGATTGAGGTGCAACATTTTCTCTCGGCGCCAAGGCTGTAGTAGTC